ACAACAAAAAACAAAATCGATAGCGGTAGTGGGATACGATGTTTCACCCGACCTTATTTTTGAAACAAAAACAGTTTATTCTGAAAATGCGGATGGGACATCTGAAATTAACATTGATATAGATCCATTATTTACGAAATGTATGGATACAATATATGTAAATCCTATAGAAGAAATCAAATCATTCATACAATCTAGAATAGAGGTAGAAATTGATAATATAATCAATGATTCGATCAATAGAGGAATTAATATTGGTAAGACTAAGCGTGAAATAATAATGACTTACGAACGTGAGGAAATTACTGATGAATTTATTGATGAACTTGACGATGAAATTGTCGATGAAAATGTAAAATCTAAGATTGAGGAGGACCTCCAGACGACCCGGACCCAACTAGAAGGGGAACTCCAAACCACTCGGACCCATCTAGAAGGGGATCTCCAAACCACTCGGACCCAGCTAGAAGGGGATCTCCAAACCACTCGGACCCAGCTAGAAGGGGACCTCCAAGCCGAAAAGGCTAAGGTTGCTAAGATGGAAACCCAAGTTCAGGCTAATCAAGCTACAGTCGCTACATTCGAAACTCTTGTGATGACACTCCTCACACGTGTACAGAAATTAGAACAGAGATAGTACCACTCGTAAAAGATGGGCGAATAAAAATGTATTTCTGTATCAGTATGAAACTCCATGAATTTAAACACCACTGGAAAACGATACGCGAGGAATTCGATAAGTTACCGGATCCTACAGACTCCAGATGGATAGATGAAGATTATGCACCAGGTTTTTTTAAATGGCTCATTTGGATGGATAATGAACCGTCAAGTGAGGAAAATTTATGTCCAAAGACGACGAACCTCGTACGAAGTTTACACGAGGATATACAGTTTGCCGCATTTTCGGTATTCATGGGTAAGCATGGTTTAGCACCACACACCGATATAGAAGACAACAATGAAACTTACAAAAGTACGTACCATCTCGGTATCAAGTGTCCGGATAAATGTTTCCTACATCATTCGAAAGATGGTAGAATGTATGAACGTAACGGTAAAGAAATTATATTTGACAACAGGTATTCACACTACGCTAAAAATCAATCCGACAAATATCGCGTGATCTTTTATATGGTATTAAATCACGATAAGCCGAATCTTACGACACGTATAAAGCGTTTATTTACTTAAATATGTATCGCATTACTATAATTCAATATGATTTCTATTATTGCACACACGACTTCTAAGGAGAGTGAGAAAACGCCGAAGTATACAACCCACTCAAAACAGTTGAACGCTCTAAGGATTATATCTCAGTCGCGTCACTCGCGTTTATCGGTACCACAGCAAACCCAAAAGACGAGGGATTCATTCGCGGTTTTTGGGAACCCGAAACTGAACTTGCGAATGGTTGGTATTATTTCATTACTTCTCATAGAGTCTATTCACCCTCACGTCCCATTTTTAAAATGCTTAAAAAAAAACGTAGTATAATATAAAATGTCCGGCGGTATTGCCCAACTCGTTGCCATTGGTGCTCAGGACGCTCACATCGTGGGTAAGCCCGAGGTTTCCTTTTTCCGTTCGTCATACAGACGTCACACTAACTTTGCACAAACTGTTGAGAAGCAGGTTATCCAGGGTAACCCCACTGCCAATGGTATGTCAACTGTGCGCTTCGAGCGTAAGGGTGATCTCGTTGGTTACGTGTACATTTCCAACCGCGCACCCCAAACTTTGACCCGCACCCAGTGGAAGGCTCAAATCAAAAAGGTTGAACTTTTGATCGGTGGTCAGGTCATCGACACGCACACTTCTGAATTTTCTCAAGACATCGCGCCGGTCATGCTTGCGCAGTCTTACTCCAAGTCGTTCGCGGCGGCGGGTGATGGTACAAATACGTCGCAATTCTACCCACTCCGATTCTCTTTCTGTGAAAATGCTCAGTCCGCGCTGCCTCTCGTGGCGCTCCAGTACCATGATGTCGAGCTCCGCATCTCTTGGGGTAGTGCTACACTCCCCCAGTCGGACTTTGAAGTGCACGCGCAGTTCATTTACCTCGACACTGACGAACGGTCCACAATGGCGGGTACCCCCCAGAACATGCTCATCACGCAGACCCAAATGTCGATCGCCTCGCAGTCGACTATTCAGGAGCTCAACTACAACCACCCCATCAAGTTCATCGCGACTCGCAAAGATACGACGATCGGATTCGCCGATGGTAAGGTCAAGCTTCAAATTAACGGTACCGATGTCGGTGACGCGAAGCTCGCGAAGCCCCATTACACGGCCGCGTCGCTTTACTACACTACGCCTTTCTCGAGCCTCAAGGCGAGCAACTCTGAGCACTTCCTCTACCCTTTCTGCCTTGACACGTCTAAGCTTCAGCCCACCGGTACGCTCAACTTCAGTCGTATCGATTCGGCTCGTCTCGTGACCGATATCGGCACCTTTGACACTGACATGTACGCGGTGAACTATAACATTCTTCGCATCGAAAATGGTATGGCTGGTCTCATGTACTCCAATTAAATACCCGCTTATAATACCATGTGGTTTTTGCTATTCGCAGTAGCGTTCATCTTTATAATTACATATGACCCTAAATCGAGAACACTCGAGAAGTACATTCCTGTGGGGCCAGCACCTTGTAAAGATGGACATTATAACGAAGTCCAATTTGGACAGAGTGGGTACGACTGTCCCCAAAATAAAACAAATTATTTAGGTGCAGTTATATCTACTTAAAAAAAAGGGTTGTATCTATCATATAAGATGTTTTCTTTCGATAGAGATACAGCCGTTATTGCGGCGGTCGTCGTGTGCATTGTCGCGACGCTGTATATGTACAGGGAATTTGGTAAAACCAAGAATGATCTCTACGAGATGAAGAATCTCGTTGACAAGCACGATTCGTACATGTATTCCGCAGACGACGACGAGTTCGAAGATGATGAAGAAGAGGAAAGCGCCCCCCAGGTACAGGAAGAATCAGTCGCTCGTTCGTCACAAATGAACGCCATTCAACCCGTGGCAAACACCGCGCAGTGAGTCCCATATAATAGTATCAGTAAATTATAGAATGCAATGAGCCATGAAGAAATATAAGGCCATCGCTATACCCGTGTCTTTCGCGGAAAACATACCCAGGTTTTTAACCGTTAGAGATAAAAGATTTAAAGAGTGGATATTTGTCACAGGTGGATGTAAACGAAGAGAAATATTCTACCCACTCCGTTGCGCTTTACGCGAATTGCGAGAAGAGACAAGGGGTGTCATTTCACTCAAGAATGGAGAATATACATCTTTTACATTCAATGTGCAGGAGAGTGAAAACGTCGAACTCGAGTATACAGTCTTTATACTGTATGTAGATTATACAAGACAGCAACAGAATGAACTAGTTAGACGTTTTAATGAAGAGAAGTATAAGATGTACACGAAGAAAATACATGTAAAGCGAGCATACGATGAAAATGATTACATGAGTTTCGATACACTTCCCGAATTTAATTCGAGACATCGATGGGATAGAATAATACAGAATGTCATTCAGAATAATGAATTTTATAATTGCGTGTCCTCACGGGATAGAAAATCCTTTTATATTAAAGAATGAAATCAAAGAGTTACATTTTAATGCAGATTAAGAATATTCTTATGACTATAAAGTCCTATACGAACGATGAGGCTGATACGTATGTAGAAGGTGTACAAGAAAAAACTGTGTACGAACTTCTCGTGCTTAAAAAAGAATTATCTGAATCAGACGAAGAATATTTAGACATCTCATGCCGTCGCTCGATATGGCATGAAGAATATTAAAAAATAAAAAACAATATAAATTAAGTATACATGTTCAAGTCGTGGTGTCGCCGACAAGGTTTTTACAACAACTCCAATTTATCACATGTGCTCATGGATGGCGGTAAACTATCTGTCCCATTTGATAAATTGAATGACTTTTATGAAGAGTACGTACGCGCCGTAGACGACGGTGAAAAAATTTTCGTCGTCGAACAAAAGACGGACACCTATAACTTTTTTGTGGATATGGACTATAAAGATGAAGAAGAATTACCATTTGACCGTCTAAAGGAAATTGTACGAATCATGTGTGACCGCGTAGCACTACTGGGTGGTAAAAACGCACTCGTGTCGGTCGCCGAACCGAAATCTATCGGTGGTCTCATCAAACACGGTATCCATGTCAATTGGCAGAATTTTGTCGTCGATCACGGATCCGCTATGGCTTTACATTCACATATCGTTTCGTCACTCTCACTCATGTTTCCCACAAAAAAGTGGAAAGATATAGTCGACACGTCAGTGTATGGAAATGGTAAACGTAACGTACGTGGAAGTGGGTTTCGAATGCCATGGTCGTATAAGCGTGCGAAACACGAACTGTGTGATGGTCGTGGTTGTGCGTCGTGTGACAATAGTGGGCGCGTGACGCAGGGTATTTACATGCCGGTTCTTATGTATAATTCAGTCACGTCAAAACTCGACGCCATATTTGATGCAAAGCCCAGCGTTGATATATTACACATGGCCACTACACGGACACAGAACACGGTTCCTATTATCATCGAAGGTTCTAAACGCGAAGAGGGTTCGTTTACCCCTAAAGATATGAAGGATGCATTTTCAGATGAAGAGACTATCAGCTCTATTCAGGGGTTTATTCAAAAATATTTAGATGGACAATCAAATTCCGAAGTGACAAGGGTATATAAAAAAGAAAATATTTATTTAATCTCTACAAATTCCAAGTACTGCGAAAATTTGGGGCGTACACATGCATCGAATCATGTATGGTTTATGGTCCAGGGAAATGTGATCATGCAGAAATGCTTTTGTTTATGTGAAACGAACCGGGGTCGAAAGTCCGGATTCTGTAAAGACTTTGTGGGAAGAAAGCATTTTTTACCGGATAAGATTTACAATAAAATGTATACGGGTGGCTACAAACAACCGATGTTTTCGATGTCACAGACGATATGTTCCGCGTGTCCAGAAGAAAAGAAGGTTGATCCCATGGAATTGACAAATTTAGTACAATCATTTATAAATCGTCACATGATTGGGGATAAAACAACACGTGTATTGAGTATGACTAAAAAGGGTAAGACGTATACAGTGTTCACAGATTATTCATGTGTGGATTGCTGTGCCCCGAATATTAAGATGAAAATTACGAAAAAAGAAATTGATCGAACATGTTGCAAAGGGCGCAAACATATGCTTACAGATAAAATCACAAAGATATTATAGATGATCACACTTCTGTTCATCGTAATCTTCATGTTTATCATCTCACAAGTCACGAGCGTGGACACGTCCATGAATAAAGTTAGCGATATCATAAAAGAAACGCATATCTATTCGGGAATAAATGAAGAAATGTACAGTTCGTTTTTCGCGACTATTCAACTCGCGAAAAAGAAACGCGAGTACGTAAAGGAATCACAACAGATGTTACATCAGGCTATACAGACACTCAATGATATTCCCATGTATATGTCACCCATAGATACAGATGTTCAGGATAAAATTGCCGAAATCAGTCAACGACTTGGATATGAATTTGAAAGTGTTTTAATGAACGAGGCTATTAATAGAGATTTAAACTTTAAACCTAAATACATTTAAAAGATTAGAGTCTTTACATAATATATGAGTACTTCAATCAAAACCCGATCGGGGCGTGTCTCTAAAAAGCCCGTTTCATATGAACCCAACGAGATACCAGAAGATGACTTTGCGGAAGAGGAACATGACGGGAGTTACGTTGCGAGTGACACTGACATGAGTGAGAGTGACGAAGAGGATTTTAGTGACGATGACGACGAAGAAGCTGATCAAAACGGTAATCTTAAAGATTTTATCGTCGATGATGCTAGTGAGAGCGACGAGGAAGATGATGCTTAAAAAAATGAGTTACTTAATATAGATATGGAAACTGAATTAGGTAATCCGATTGAATATACACCTGCTATCCCTGATAGAGACCTCGATGATGATGTAAAGGACGATGAAGAAGTAAACGCGTCGATGCTCGACCCATCATACTATTATCAACACCCCCCACAACCACCACCACAATTCTACCCACCGCCACAAAATAACGACTTTTTTTCGAATCTCGATAAAACGGCATACGTCGTGATATTCGTAGCTTTCATTTTAGGATTTTTTATGGGAAAAACTATGCAGCCGGTTATCCTCCGCCCAGCTTGATGGGTACCCAGTAAATGTACCGATAGGGCCATCTAATGTACTAGTAAAATATGCTCTACTCACGATAACAGGATCTTTTAAATTATCATTTAATACATCTGTGGCCGTGACAGTGGAAGTTTTACTATCCTCGTCACCTACCGTTACTAATACTATTATTGAAAAAATGATGAGCAGAATGAATATAAATCCAATAAGTTTATAATTCATACTATAAATAGTTATTTTTTTTCAATCT